TGGTGGGAAGATATTGCCCAAACCCACATGATTGAGAACAAAGAAAGCGACAAGATCAACGCAACGATTTGGTCAAGGTCAATGGCTGCACGATTTCCCAAGAAGTACCGTGAGCAAGTGAAACAAGAAATCACAGGCGCTGATGGCGCACCGTTGCTCTCAGGCATTCAGGTCAGCTTTGTGAAGCCCAATGAGTGACATTAGCCAGGCAGTTGCAAAAGCTGAGTTCCCACTCAAGCTAGAGTGCCTGTTCAAGCCATCACGTTACAAAGTTCTTTACGGTGGACGAGGCGGTGCTAAGTCTTGGGGGGTAGCTAGAGCATTGCTGATTAAAGGCGCTCAAGCCCCGTTAAGAGTGCTTTGCGCCCGTGAATTCCAGACTTCAATTAAAGATTCAGTTCACAAGCTGCTGTGCGATCAGATCATGGCGCTTGGCCTAGAAGGGTTTTATGAAATCACCCAGGCTTCAATCAGGGCAAAGAACGGCACAGAGTTTAGCTTTGTCGGCCTAAAGAACAATGTGGCTAACGTCAAATCCTATGAAGGGGTTGACGTTTGCTGGGTTGAGGAAGCCCAGACAACCAGCCGTATGTCATGGAACGTGCTAATCCCAACGATTCGCAAAGAAAAGTCAGAAATCTGGATTACGTTTAATCCTGAACTAGAGACAGACGAAACTTATCAACGGTTTGTTTTAAAGCCGCCAGAGGACTGCATTGTTCAAAAGGTTAATTGGTCTGACAACCCCTGGTTTCCCGAAACCTTGAAACTTGAGAAAGATGCGCTTAAACACCGTGATCCACAGGCTTATAACGTGGTTTGGGAAGGTTTATGCAGACAGACAGTAGATGGGGCTATCTTTGCCAAAGAAATGCAAATGGCAGAGTTAGATGGGCGCATTACCAAAGTAAACTATGACGCAACAAAGCCCGTTCACGCTATCTTTGACCTTGGGTGGAGTGATGCCACAGCCATTTGGTTCTTACAGTTCATAGGCATGGAAACCCGCCTGATTCGCTACATTGAGGGCAATCAGCAGACCATGAGCGACTACTTGGCTAAGATGCAGACGTTTGGTTATATGTACGACACGCTATGGCTACCACACGATGCCGAGAACAAAACCCTTGCAGCCAATGGCAGAAGCATTGAGGAAATCGTGAGGGCTGCGGGCTATAAGACCAAAATTATCCCCAAAACGCCTATTCTTGATTCAATCAATGCAGCTAGGACAATCTTTATCAATTGTTGGTTTGACCGTGAGAACTGTCACGAAGGCTTGCAATGTCTAAGGCATTACCGTTACGATGTAGACCCTGACACTAAGCAATTCAGCAGAACGCCATTACACGATAATTATTCACATGGCGCTGATGCGTTTAGGTATATTGGTTTGATGGTCAATGAGCCTAGAGAGCGCAGAAGGGCAAGACCAATCGCAAATTATGGTGGTCAACATTCTTGGATGAGTTAAAATGACTCCAAATCACTTAGGGCAACATCATGGCTGATGATTACGACTCACGAATTCAGGAAGCAATTGACTTTCTCAAGTTTGCCAACGATGCAGACACAATGAACCGTCAAGAGGCGTTAGATGACTTGAAGTTTGGCGGTGGTGATCAATGGCCTGTTGAACTGCAAAACTCCCGTAATCTTGAGTCCCGTCCCGTCATTACGGTGAACAAGGTGGACAACTATTGCCGCCAAGTCTCAAACCAACAACGACAGCAGCGCCCAAGAATTAAAGTTCATGCCACAAATACGCATGAGGACATGGTTGACGCACAGACCATTAGCGGGATTATTCGGCACATTGAGGTTAACTCCAACGCTGACCATGCTTACGACAATGCGTTTGAATACGCAGTTCGCATGGGTTGGGGTTATATGCGGGTCAGAACTGATTACATTTCAGAGGATTCGTTTGATCAAGAAATTTACATTGATGCCATAGACAATCCCTTTACCGTTTACTTTGACCCTAATTCAGTCCTACCAGACGGGTCTGATGCTGACCGTTGCTTGATTACAACAATGATGCGTAAGGATGAATTCCGAAAGTTGTACCCTGACGCAGAAGATGGCGGCACAAGTTTCACCCAACGTGGAACGGGCGACTCACAATCAGAGTGGATCACCAAAGAGGATATTCGCCTGGCTGAGTATTACTACACAGTCAAAGAAAAGGCAAAGTTATACCTTTTGAGCGATGGCACAGCAACATTTGCTGATGACAAAGATTTCTTTACACGCCTGGCTAATTACGGCATTGAAGTTGTCGATACCCGTGAGTCTTACAAGAAAACCATTAAATACTGCAAATTAACTGCGGTTGAAGTCTTGGAAGAACGGGATTGGGCGGGCAAATACATTCCGATTGTCCCCGTCTATGGCAGACACATTGTTATTGGTGACAAGCGCAAAAAGTTTGGAATGATTCGCTATGCCAAAGACCCACAGCGGATGTATAACTTTTGGCAGACTTCCATTACAGAAGGCGTGGCATTAGCACCCAAGGCCAAATGGCTGCTTGCTGAAGGCCAAGATGAGGGACACGAAAACGATTGGACAAATGCCAACATCAAGTCTTTCCCACTTCTGCGATACAAACAGACTGACATTGACGGTCGCCCAGCGCCTCCCCCAACAAGGCTGCAACCCGAGCCGCCACAAGCGGGCATCATGGCTGCGGCTATGGGCGTGGACAACGACATTAAGGGAATAATGGGCGTGTTTGACCCTGCACAGCTTGGTCAAGGCAATATTTCAGGCAAGGCATTGAATGGACAGCAACAACAAGTTGATCTGACAAACTTTGACTATTACGACAATTTAACCCGTTCCATTTCTCATGTGGGCAAGATTTGCTTAGACCTTATCCCCAAGATTTACGACACAGAACGTGTGATGAGGATTATTGGTGACGATGGCAAGCCCGAATTGCTGACGATCAATCAGCGGGATTCTGTGGGCCGAGTGCTGAATGACATTAGCGTGGGTCAATATGATGTGGTCATGGAGACAGGCCCAGGCTATAACAGCAAGCGCCAAGAGGCCGTGGACAATATGCTGCCATTGTTGTCAGCTGCGCCTAGCCTTATGGAAGTGGCGGGCGATTTGGTGTTTAGAAACATGGATTGGCCTGGCGCTGACATTATTGCTGACCGCTTGGCTGCCTCTAACCCAATGGCTCAGATTGACGATAAGTCTAAGATTCCTCCCCAGGTTCAAATGCAGCTGGCTATGTCACAGAAGCAGATTCAGGAACTTACACAGGCGGTTCAGGCTAGAGACATGATGCTACAGAGCCGTATGGACGTTGAGCAATTCAAACAACAAGCCGAGACACAACGCACAATGATGAAAGAGCAAGGCAGAATTGATGAGGCTCAGATTCGTGAACAAAGTGATCGTGCCGAAATGCAATTGCGTGTGGAAGGCCAAGCAAACGACACGGTTATCAGGACACAGACGCAGCTTGAAATTGAACGCATGAAACAAGAAATTGCGCTTTTGTTGGCTCAAGTGGATAAAGGCGCATTAAACACAGCAAATGCCGAGGCAACAGAACGGGCTATTTGAGTTTTAAATAAATTTGTGGTAAAAACCACTAAACCGTACCTATGAGGTTCATAGGGTCAAATCGTTGGGAAACGTATGTCCGATAAAGAAGCAAGTCAAGTTTTGACTAGCGAGAATGCAGCAGAATTTTATGCAAACAGATTAGGTTTAGCTGAATCCCCTGCGGAGACTGAGGCGGTTGAGGAAACTCCCGAGCCAGTAGCCGAGGAAGAACAGAGTGAACCGAAAGAGGCAGAAAAGGAAGCAAACCAAGAGGGTGAGCGTAAGCAAAATCCTAAACTTGAAAAGCGGTTCTCAGAGATAACCAAGCAACGTGAGGAAGCTAGGCAAGAAGCCCAGCGGGAACGCCAAGCAAGGGTAGATTTGGAACAGCGTTTGGCGGCACTAGAACAACAAAGACAGCCTCAACAGCAGTCTTACATTGATCAAGAGCCACAACCAAGCCAGTTCGCTGATGCGTTTGAATATGCGAAGGCTCTAGCTGAGTTTTCGACAGAAAAGGCGTTAGCGGAACGGGACAGGCAAGTTGCCCAGGCGAGAGAACAGGAAGCGCAGCAAAAGATTATCCAATCTTGGGCGCAGAAGGTTCAGGATGCCAAAGCAGAATTGCCCGATTTTGATGATTTGGTCGCAGCAAGTGACGTAGTTGTAAACAACGCAGTCCGTGATGCAATTCTGGAGAGTGATGTAGGCCCAAGAATCCTGTATCACCTAGCTGAAAACAATGACCTAGCCAAAAAGATCGCCAGCTTGAATCCAAATGCAGCGCTTAGAGAGATTGGGAAACTA